CCTCTTGTTGTCGCATTAATTGGATTTGAGAATGGAATTTCATATCTAGCAGAATTTCCAAGCTGAATGTCAAGTTCTTTTCGCATCAAAATTGTAGTGTCATTATTCAAAATTGATCTCTCAGATGAATCTACTAGTCTACTTAATTTTGAGTATCTGAAATATTTACCGAATTGATTGATATCAGAATCGTTATAGTCTTTGATGACATTTGTAATCAAAGTCTTCATATCATTTTCAGACAATGTTGTTTTGTCTGCTTCATATTTTACAGTACTGTTGATAGTGATGTACAAATATTCTGGGTCAACAATCTCATGCGATATCGTCAACATTTTCTTAGGATTGATAACACCCGTAATTAAATTTTGTTTTTCTGTTGCCGTTAGAACTTCACCTGCAGTCGGCTTAACTGCAATATATACTTTACCATATGATGGAGGATCATTGTCTTCTCCACCCCAAACAACCACAGAGTTAACGTTGGGTTGCTTTAACAGTAGTGTTTTATAGTCTTCCGATGTGACAACACGATTTTGTGCTTCGTATGATTTTGGTGCATTAAATTTAATTTGACTAACAGTTTCTCTATTTGCTCCACCAGCGGCTGGGTCAGCCGCAACAAAGTCAATTGTTGTTACGCCAGCAATAGCATCTGCATATGTCAACGATTCAATATCATTTGCTGAAGCACCATTAGACACAAGATATTCAAGAATAACGATGTTGCCTGCATCTAACGCTACACCAAAAACACCATCACCAAATTTAATTTCAAATTCACCATCTTCAACTTCTTCAATGTAGTAAACCTGAGTTGTCGATGTAACTTCAACTAAATTGTCAATCTTTGAAAATGTTCGTGTCGTGCTATCAACTGAAGAATTTAAAACACTAACAGTCAATGTTGATGTGTCAACATTTACGTTTGGAATTAAAAATCTTTGGTCAGCGTCATTCAAATTTACAGTATATCTTCTGTTGATATATTGTCCCTCTCTAAGAGACATTGTGCCACTATAAACACCACTTGTTGGTGATATGATAACTGCACTAGTATTTAAAAAGTTGTATGTGACACCATCAACAGTTCCCGTGAAAGAAGTGTATGTAGGAATAGTTATGCTTGTCGGAGAACTGGTAAGCGTCAATCTTACAGTTCCGCTAATAGATGATGATGTGACTGAACGTGGTGTATAGTTTAAAGACTTTGCTAAGTTGACAACAGAATTTCTTTTTTGTGCTGTCGGCAAAAATGCTTCAGCGGCTACCATGTTTAGGTAGAACGAATTGTAGTATGTGTTATAAGCTAACAGGTCAAGCAAAACGTTAAGACCAGAACCTTCAAAGTTATAATCTCTGAATTGGTCCTGTGCTTGTAGATAAGATTTAAAGTTGGTTTTAATCCCTTGAAAATCTAATGCATCTATTTTCAAATTATTTTCCGATGCCATTATGCTGTCCTTTTGACTGATGTTTGTAAACTTGAGATTCCAGAAGCATTTCTAATTACATATTCTAATTTGATATCAAACCCATCATCCGAATAATCTACTATTATATTTGTTAGTGATATGCGTTTTTCATGTTTTTCAATGTCTCGCTTAAGACTATCTTTAAGTTCATAAAGTGTAAATTCACCATTTACAGAAAACAAATACTTTTTAACACTACTACCATACTCAGGAAAAAATGGACGTGATCCTTTTGTCGTATTAATTAAATTTGTCAAAGACCTTCTAATTGCGACTTCATTTGTGATGGGACGAACGTCACCAGTCACAGGATGAGGTGTGAAATCTAATGGTAAATCTTTGTAAAAAATAATATCGGCCATTTTTTTCTTTTATTTATGTATGTTATTCTACCGTTTTAGCGTCTTGAATCTCTTTTCTTCGCTCTTTTGCGGCTTTGGTGAACTCTGCTAATGCTTTTCTCGCTCTTGTTCCTGCCGCTTTGTTTCCTTTTTCGTCAAACTTTGCACTTTCTGCAAGATATGATTCAAATAAATTTACTAAATTTTCATGATTTGTCATTATTATTTCCTTATAAAGTATTGACATTTGCTTGACAGTATGTTATATTACTGTGTAGACTGTGATTTTAGATATCTGTTATAACTGTGATTGATGTATTGGGTATTAGTCTAGTTGTTGGAGTATTCAATCGTTCTTCAATTGTTTTTACTCTTAAAAGTAGTGCATCAAGCGTAGTAGTATTTTTACTGTCAGAGAGGGTTAAGCTATTGTTTCCTGTCAGCGTTAAATTTTTAGTTGAAGTTATAACAGTATTGTTAGAAGACTGAATCGTTATATTGCTGTTATTTGCAATTCGAATCGATGCATTGTTTACATCCCATAAAACATCTCTTGTATCAGCAACGTTAGCAAAGTTTCTAGTTAGACTAGGTTTTGTACCAAAATATTCTGCCGCGGCTTGTGGAATTGCAGGAAGATATCCTAAAATTGCTGGCTCTTGTGCAGACATAGAATCCAAGAAGAAACCAAAAACCCATTCACCAATTCTAGGTGTTCCATATAAATTTGGAGTATTTGAAGGATGAATAGTTAGAGCAAAAGGCAAATCTTCAGTTGGGACTTGATTAGTTGACTTTGCAGGATGATAACCAAAGCATCTTACTTTGCATCTACCAAGTTTCAGAGGATCGTTGACATCTTCAACGACTCCAATCCACCATACAAATCCATCTTGTCCAATAAAATTTTTCATAGTTTGTCTAATTCTGACGTATCTACTGCACCTGGAGGAACATTGTCTTTAATCCAAGTGAGTAATTGTTTTTTCACATCAAGTTCTTTCTTAGCAGGTTTTCCTGGTTCTTTAAGTGTCAAATACTTGAAGTCTTTAATGACAGGATTATCTTTTTTGTCTCTGTATGGTTCATTTGTTTTTGGATCAAGTATATAAATTGTATTCTCTGGATTATTTAGAATGACATAAACCCCGCCTTGAACAGTTGGTGGCATAGCTTTCGTCACTAAGTTATATACGGTTCGTGCGGCACCCGCATGTGTGGCAAGCAGAATATCTTCTGGCACAACTCTAGGGCGAGTTTTGTTATTTTCTATTGCAATTTGATAATTAGTCAAAACCCACGATACGTGAATGTTCTTTGGCTCATATCCAGCGGCAAATAGTTTTGGCAGAACATCTGTCATGTCTTCAACTTCTTTGAATGTGCTGTCAAAAATAAGATTTGGCAATTGCCCTTTCTCAGCGCCAGCAAGCATCAAGTCTAACGTCTTGTTTTTTACGTCAGTCGCACGGATGAGAACGTGTAGAATGTAAACATGCGTTGGAGTTTTCAAATTCAATTGACCCATCTTTAAATTCTTGTCTATCAATTCTTTTCTGATGAGGTCTTTATCTTTATCTGAAATCTTGTCGCCATATTTGTCGAGCAAATCTTGGGTTGTGAATTTACCAAGCGCATCTAGCTTTTGAAATGCAATCTTCAATTCATCAACGTCACGTATTTTAAACTCAGAACCTTGCATGAAGTGTTTGATTGCAAAGCCTTTACCCGACCCTGCACCACCAGCAAGGAACACAATCTGCCCATACTTTGCGCCTTTGTTATAGAGAATTTGTTTCTCTACAAGTTGATATGCTTTGTAGTCTTTTAAGTCTACATACTCTGAAAATTTGAGTTTCATGGTATCAAACCTTTTCTCCAATATTTGTTCACTAGTGTCGTTGAATTTGTATTATCTTGATAGCGTTTATTTGATGTTGGTGCTTCTGAAGTTGAAAGTGTCACTCCAGTATTAAGATCATATGGTACTGTTGATCTAGCAAGTTCCAACTCTTTGGTATATGATGTTAGTCCTATTTTGTGCTGAACAGAAGTAACGAAATAACTGCCTGAGTAAATTTTATCATTAGGTATATTTGGATTTGTTGGATCTGCTAATTTCTCAAATGCACTTGGCACAGTAAAATTTACAATATGCCCAACGCCAATGGTATTTTTACCGCCCTCAATCTCTAAAGCAATTCTGAATAAATTTTTGCTTAAATGACCATATATGTTATTCAATAGCCAATCATCTCTGTTAACAGAATCATTTAGTGACGATGCAATAATTTTTCTACCTGGAATCTCTCCAGCAATATCATCATATCTCGAAAAAATATTTGAGTTGTCAAGTGTCTTAAATGAATAAAAATCTTTAGATTCAGATTCATTTTTTGCATTTGCGTATGACAATTTTCTCATTGAATGTGTTCTTGATATTGGATCTATAGATGTTACTGTGGTATTGTATAGACCTAACAACATTGCATTTATATGATTGAATGTTGTTCTTCGTTGAAATTTAATTGTTCTTATAGAACTAGTTTCTTGATTTGCAACAGTTTTTTGCGAAAAAGTAATATTGTGAACACCATAAGTTTTTGCGTATTTAATTAAGTTCTCTAAACTACCAAAGTAATATGATGAAGTAAACGGCTTATTAGTTTTTGTGTTAGTTCCAAATACTGGATTCAATCTTTCAAAGAATACATAAAAGTCACCCTTTGCACAAGCACGATGTGCCATAGCTTCAATTGCTTTGTGTGGCATAAGCCCTGTAGATATAAATGGTTTCTCTAAAGTAATTTTTGGATCTTCTACAATCAAATCATTTGTTCCGCCCATTTCAGAAAACATAGACGATACTGCTGTTCCAATTGACATGTTCTTATAACTCTTAAACAAACATTTTTTAGTTGAATTGACAAAAGTTCTTGATGTAAATTGTAGTTGATACGTTGTGTTCATTGTAGTTTGATCTACTGTACTTTCACCAATCTTATGCACAACTAAGTCTTGGCGCCAAATAATAATATCACCATTGTTTGGTTTTGCAATTTTAATTCCAATCGTTTCGCCACCACGTATTGCAAACTTTTCAAGTCCACCGGCACTATCGTCAAGGGTGATTACACCCTTGATGCAAGACGAAAACATATCTTCAATGATTTCAATGCTTCTATACACACCTATTAAACTTACAATCTCGCCGTATAGAGTTTTTATAAAAACACTTTTAACGTCAACTGTGTTTCCAATTCCAGGAGCAACTGTTGAATTTTGTGTGATTTGTATATCAGACTTTTCTCCTATGTCGGGAGAAATTATAGTAAATGGAGAAAAATTGGTGGCCATTATACGACAGGCTTCATGGTAATACTGTTTAAATCTGATGTGATTGCGCTAATAAGCGATCTACTGATAACTTTTATTTTTGATTTGTTAGAATTTTTTCTCAACTCATATTCATACTCTGTTTCTGATGATCTTGCATTAGTAGAAAGATTGTTATAAGTTGTCAAATCAATAATGTCACCATTTGAATTGTAGTAATATTTCACAGTAGACATAGCCGATGTGAGGCTGCCATATTTTTCGATGATGTATGATTCTAAATCTACAGAATTTCTTGGCCAATCGTCATACAGACTGTGTATATCATTTACAAGCATAATGATCCAGTCGTAGTTTGGGTTGCCATAAAGTTTATACGAAACGTAATCTGGTCTTTCACCATCATTCACAAGGTATGGCGTAAATCCAATACCTCTGTAATTTTTGAGATATTCTTTTATCTTTAAAGATGACGTAATATCAATTGCTCTAAGAGAATCGTAGTCATCAATTTTATATGATATTTTTGGATAGAATGCGTATATTGACATGATTAGAAAATTGTTATTGTACCTGAAGCATTTTGTCCACTTGCGTATTCTGCGGTAACCAATACGCTTTCTCTTAATGCAATTGTCATGTTAACTTCAGAAGGAAAATAATCTCCAGCTGTTCGAGAATCTGGACTTGAAAGAAATACCATTTTGTTTGATGCGCCATAGTCTAAACCGACATTTTCAATCATACAAAAGTCTGACTTAAATAATACTGAAATATCTTTGTTATTATGATAAAGAATCAATTCTAATTTGCACATATCTGGATAACCAAATGTGAGGGGTGCGCTACCACGTATCGTATTGCCAGCTTCCACAGTAAATTGTGTTGCATCTATTTCGGCTATTTCTTCTGCTGATTTGTCTTTTTTTGCATCATCAAGGGCTTTTTGTTCTATTGCACTTTTATTGTCTGAACCTTCTGTCAATTCCGTATCTCCACTTGCTCTTGGTGAAGAAGCAATACGAAATGTCTGAATGATATCACGCATTGTCTTTGCTTCATCATAACTTGTTGGTTTCATATTAAAAGGCAATTGAAAAGCCCTAAATTTAGGACCCTGATAAATTAACTGTTGAAAACTATTAAACACTTTTCTTGTCAAAAATTCAATTTGAGATTTTCCAGATTGACCAGCACTTGAAACAAATCCTGCGCCAGCACCCAATGATTTTATGATAGATGATTGTAAAGCTGTGCCTCCACTATCAAACATTGAACCAATTAATTTTGTTATGCCACCAATGCTGGCCGCATCACGGTTGGATCCTGGTGTAACAGATCCAAATATTCCTGTTGCTTCTTGATATGAATTTGATAATTGTGTACTGAATGCTCCACCAAGACGTATATAAATAGAACGTGCTTTAGACTCATCGCCTGTGGCGTCAAAAAATACAAATCTAGCCATAGGAATAACATATTCCGAGTGAGCAAAATCACTACCAAATATTAATTCGGTACTGGTTTCGGCTTCTCTTGGATATGTAACAGTTCCAGTTGGTATTGTAAATATTGGGTCTGCCATCAATCTTTCCTTATATTAATCATCATTCTATTTATGTCATACAAAGGTAAATTTAAACCTAAAAACTATCAAAAGTACAAAGGTAACCCAACTAATATTACGTATCGTAGTTTGTTGGAACGTAGATTCATGGTCTACTGTGATGAAACTCCTTCTATACTTGAATGGTCTTCTGAAGAAGTTGTTGTGCCTTATGTGTCTCCTGTTGATAATAGATATCATAGATACTTTGTTGATTTCTGGATGCGATATAAAGACAAGAACGGAGATATTAAAGCTGTGCTAATTGAAGTCAAGCCAGACATACAAACACGCCCTCCAGTTAGAAAAAACACACCCAATGGTAAACCAACTAGACGATTCATTAATGAGGTGATGACATGGGGTGTTAATCAAGCAAAGTGGGAAGCAGCCACAAAATACTCAATCGAAAGAAACTGGGAATTTAAAATCATAACCGACAAAGATTTGAGATAAATAGAAGATGATATTTGATAACATACTCATTCAAGGCGCTAGACAAGGCATCATTCCTGCAAGAACAGTTGCGGCAAGGGATTGGTACAGATCAGCCGCAGGCAAATTAATGTCAAACATAAGTCCAGGTGCCTTTGAGAAAAAAACCGATGAAGCAAGAAAAGTTTCGTCAATGGAATTTGGATATATGTATGCATTTAAGTATGATCCAAAAACAAAAAATGATTTGCCATACTACGATACCTTTCCGTTAATTTTCCCCGTGAGAATGGACTCTGATGGATTCTTAGGGATCAACTTTCACTATTTACCGCCAGTCTTACGTGCTAAATTAATGAATGCATTATATTCTACGTTGACAAACAAAAAATATGATGACACAACAAAAGTCAAAATTTCATACTCCATTCTACAATCTGCATCTAAGTACAGATACTTTAAACCAATGCTAAAGAAATATTTAAGAAGTCATGTGCGTTCTCAATTCTTAGAAGTACAAGTAAATGAATGGGACATTGCTATTTTTCTACCAACAGAGTCTTTCAGAAAAGCAGACACAGGTCGTGTTTGGGAAGATTCACGCAAACAGATAGGAAGAACATAATATGGCCACCGCAGAAGCAAATGCAATATTCAGCATTTCAAACTTTAAGACTGCTATTGGTAAGCCAGTTCGCCCTAATTTATTCAAAGCTGAGATAAGTGGTTGGCAAAATAATAAGTATTTAAAAGATGTTCTTATGGTCGAAAATGATGTTGCAAACATTGACGATTTTTCATTCAGGTGTGAAAGAGCTGAGTTTCCCGGCCGCTCTATCGCTACATCGGACGACACAGGCGGTGGTGGTCCAGCTTTAAAACTTCCATATGATGTTACATACAATGACCTTTCAATTTCTGTCATATGTTCACCCGATATGAAAGAACGTTTGTTTTTTGAATCGTGGATTGATTCTATTGTTGGGCGTGCTGGATTGACTAATGGAGTGGCCACTGGAGGATTAATTTCATATTTTGAAGATTATGCTAGAGGAATTTCGCTAACAGTTAGTCAATTAGATGAAGCTGGAAAAACGCTTATAACATATACAATGAACGATGTATATCCTATAACCATTTCGCCAATGAACGCAACATGGGAAGAAGTAAATTCATATCAACGTTTTGGAGTTACTTTTTTCTATCGTTATTATAGTTTTTCTAAACCAACACCAATTTAAATTTTTTAATCATTAACACCTCTGGAGGTACATTATGGCTTTGCCGAAAATTAACACACCAATCTTTGAATTGACTTTATCATCAACTGGACAAACAGTTCAATATCGCCCATTTCTAATGAAGGAGCAGAAGATTCTTTTGCTTGCGTTAGAGAGTGGAGAATCTAAAGCAATTATGACAGCAGTAAAGCAAATTATTAATAATTGCGCTATTGGTGACATTGAAACAGATAAATTACCAACATTTGATTTAGAGTATTTCTTTATGCGACTTCGTGGTAAGTCTATTGGTGAAACAGTAGATTTGCAGTTACGTCATCCTACAGGACTAAACACTAAAGGTGAAACGTGTGACCATGTGACTAAGTTTGCATTCAACATTATGGAAGTTGAAGTTCAAAAAACTATTAGTCACACAGATAAAATTATAATTGATGAAGCTACAGGTTTGGGCATTAAACTAAAATATCCAACAGCAAATTTTACTGACATTGATACTGACAACTTAAGTCAATTAGATGTTGCAGTTGAAATGCTAATTGAATGTATAGATTACATTTATGATAAAGATGAAGTATACAAGAAAGAAGATTCTACGAAAAAAGAGATAAGCGAATTTATTGATAGTCTTTCTCAAGACCAGTTCAAAAATGTAATGAATTTCTTTGAAACAATGCCAAAATTAAAGCACACTATCAAATGGAAGTGTACTGGTTGTGGATGTGAAGATGAAGTTACATTGGAGGGAATGGGAAATTTTTTCGCATTGTGATGGGGCATGATAGTCTAATAAACTATTATAAAACTAATTTTGCTCTAATGCAACATCATAAATACAGTTTGGATGATTTGGAAAATATGATTCCTTTTGAGCGTGATATTTACATAATGTTATTAAGTCAGCATATAGAAGAAGAAAATGACAGAATACAACAGCAAAATCAAGCGCAAAGAAGGGGTTAATATTAATGGCTACGAAAAAAGAATACGAAAAACTGAGTGATAGTGAAAAGAAAAAAGAAGATTGGATGAACGCCAAATGGCGTCCAATGATGGGTTGGATTTATATGCTAACCTGTGTGACTGACTTTATCATCTTTCCTATTCTTTGGTCTATACTACAAGCCTCTCTGAAACAACCTGTGACCGCATGGCAACCAATCACTCTGCAGGGCGCAGGTTTATTCCACCTTTCTATGGGTGCTATTATTGGTGTTGCGGCTTTCGGACGTACACAAGAAAAACTAGCAGGAGCAAACAATGGCGGAATGCAACCCTTGGGACAAAGCGTCACAACAACATATGGCTCTCCGTCA